ACCAATCGGCCTTTGATTCCAAAAAGTCTGTAAGTTTTTTTAATGCAGCAAAACAATTAAGTGGTTACATTAAAAAAGCAGATCCAACATTATTGTCTAAATTGGATAATGTTGAAGCATATTTGTTTCAGAGAGCAGCAATAATTTCTAATTTGATGGTAAAGAGACTTAAAGTTGCAATGCCAGGAAATTTTCAATTGTCATCCGGTTTTAATGTTAATGTTATTGCACCAACTTTAGGAGCAAAAGCAAAAGGAGAAGATAACGATGACCCAAGTTTATCAGGTAAATATTTGATTCTTTCTTCCAGACAAATTATTGGATACGAAAAACATGAAACCGTTATTGAGTTGACAACAACATCGACAAACAATGAATTTATTCCTGTAAGTAACCCTGCACAGACAAGAGAGTTGATGGATTATTGATATGGCTGAAAAAGATTTTGCAGGTAAAAATGGATTTATTTGGTGGATGGGTTTTGTCGAAGACAGAAAAGATCCATATAAGTTAGGTCGTGTTAGAGTTCGTTGTGTTGGTTGGCATCCAGATAACAAAATGGAATTGCCAACGGATATGTTACCTTGGGCAACAACTACTTTTCCTGTAAATAATACGAACCCATACGCACCAAAAGAAGGTGATATGTGTTTTGGATTCTTTTCCGATGGAGAGAACGCACAAGAACCAGTAGTTTTAGGTGTGTTTCCCAGTATTCCTCTAAAGAAATCAAATCCACAGGAAGCATATAGCGATCCGAGAAAAAAAGATGAATTGGTAAATGCGCCAAGACCCACCGAGTCTAAGACTTATGATACTGATGGTACAGGCATTAAATTGGTGGAAAAATCTCAAGCAGATTCTTATCCGGTAAATTTAGATGAACCATCAACTTCTCGTATTGCAAGAAATGATGAAGATACCATCACCAAAACATACATTCAGGAACGAAAAGATAATGTAGTTAGTGGAGTTGAAACCGTAACATCAACTTGGGATGAGCCCGAGACAAAATATGATGCCGTGTATCCATACAATAATGTGATGGAAACCGAATCTGGTCATATTGTGGAATATGATGATACACCAGGAAAAGAACGAATTCATATTGCACATCGAAATGGCAGTTTTACAGAATGGTATCCTGATGGCGACCGTGTAGAGAAAATTACAAAAGACAAATACAGTATCGTTATGAAAGACGATAATGTTTACATCATGGGAGACTGTAATATTACAGTTCAAGGAAATGCAGAAATCTATGTTCAGGAAAATGCAAATGTCAAAATTGATGGAAATGTAGAGGTAGAGGTTGGTGGTAATTACAATGAATTAGTTAATGGAACTTATACACTTCGTTCACAAGGCAACATGAAAATAGATGCACCGAATATTAATTTGAATAGTGGAACTCAAGGTGCGGCACGTATTGGTGATACTGCTGACACAGGAGATGATGGAACAGGCGGCCACTTTGATAGTAACTCTCCAGGAACCAATAAAATTGAGACTGGTTCTGGAACAGTTATTATTGGAGATTAAGATAAATAGAAAATGGCAATAGTAGAAACAAATACAACTAGGACTTTCCGAGACTTGGATTTAAATTTCAAGGTCCATCCTATTCGTAAAGATATCAACATTCATAAAAACGAATACGCAATCATAAATTCTGTCAAAAATTTGATTTTGACAAATCATTATGAAAGACCTTTTAGGCCAGAAGTTGGAAGTAACATTAGAAGGTTGTTATTTGAAAATGTTGATTCCGTCATGGCGGCTCAAATTGAAAGAGAAATTGAAGAAACAATTTTAAACTTTGAACCTCGGGTCGATGTTTCTAAGGTTACGGCAATTGCTTCTCCTGATGAAAATAGATATAGTGTTATTTTAGAATTTTTCGTGATAAACAATCCAAATCCAATTACAATTAATTTCTTCTTAGAAAGAATCCGCTGAAATGGCAGACCGTTTAAGAATTACCGAACTTGATTTTGATACAATCAAGCAAAATTTAAAAATATTCCTGAATCAACAATCAGAGTTTTCGGACTATGATTTTGAAGGTTCCGGTTTAAATGTTCTTTTGGACATACTTGCTTATAATACACATTATAATGCATACTACCTAAACATGGTCGCCAACGAAGCGTTCCTTGATACGGCATTGCTTCGTGATTCTGTTGTTTCTCATGCCAAAGCACTAGGCTATGTTCCTTACTCACAGAAATCACCATCTGCTAGAATTAATTTTACTGCCGATTCCGCGACTGCAAATAGTGGTTATTTGACCCTTCCGACAGGATTTAATTTTTTATCAAATCAAATTGATGGCACATCTTATAATTTTGTTGTTCTGGATGATGTGATTGCCAATAAGTCAAACTCTCAATATTATTTTGAAAATATTGACATCTATGAAGGTCAATTAGTCACTTACAATTTCATTCAAGATTCGGCCACAAATCCTAAACAGATTTTTACTTTGCCTGATGGAAATATAGACACAACCACCATCAAAGTTGTTGTTACTCCTAATGCAAGTAACACCGATTCAAGAGTTTATACACAAGTAACTGATGTTTTGGATGTGACTTCCACATCTGAAGTTTATTACATCCAAGAACAAAGAAATGGTAAGTTTCAAATCTATTTTGGTAATGATGTTGTAGGCAAAAAAATATCTGATGGCGCTCAAGTAGCGGTAAGATATTTGATTACAAACGGAACAAATGCTAATAAAGCAAACAATTTTATTGCTGCTAGTGGTTTGACCGACTCTTTAAGTGAGTCTTTAACAAACTTTACAATCGATAATGTTTCTGCGGCCGCAGGTGGTTCTAACAGAGAAACGATTGATGAAATCAAATACAATTCTGCTGCACAATTTACGACACAAAATCGCTTAGTTACTTTTAAAGACTATGAATCTTATCTGAGAAAGAATTATCCTGCAATTGATTCGTTGTCAGTTTGGGGTGGTGAAGATGAAGTTCCTCCAATTTATGGCAAAGTTTTTATTTCTATCAAACCAAAAGCAAATTATTATATTACCGCAACAGAAAAACAAAGAATTGTTGATGAACTAATCAAGCCAAAATCGATTGTTTCTATTGACGCACAAATTCGTGATCCCGAATATTTGTATGTTTTGGTTAAAAATTATGTTGAATATGATAAAAATAAAACAACTCAGAGTGCTGATGCTTTAAAAAATGCAATTAGAAATTCAATTTTAATTTACAACAATACAAGCCTCAGTAAGTTTGGATCAGTATTCATCTTGTCAAAAATGCAAGATTCTATCGATGGTGTTAGTTTAAATGCCATTCGTGGTTCTGAGACTGTATTAAAATTACAAAAACGATTCAGACCCAATTTAACTGCTGCATCAACATACACCATTAAATTTGATGCAGAATTATATCGCGGTACAGTTAACGACCGCCTAACCTCAAATCAATTTGATGTATATGATCAATACGGTATCATAAGAACAGCACAGATTGAGGAGGTTGCTCAATCATTTACTGGAATTTCCGAAATTAAAGTTTCAAATCCAGGTATTGGTTACACATCAACACCGACAGTGACTATTAGTGGTGATGGCGTGGGTGCAATTGCAACTGCAAAAGTAGTCAATGGAAGAATCGAAAGTATTTCTATATTAAATCGTGGCGTTGACTATACCCGAGCAATCATAACATTTACAGGCGGAGGAGGTTATGGTGCGTCTGCTGTTGCGGTTTTAGATTCTAGATATGGTATAGTCAGAACATTTTACTATGATGAATTTGCAAGAAAACAGATTGTTAATGCAAATGCGGGAACAATTGATTATTCCTCTGGTACTGTAATACTAGACAACTTTAGGGTTTATTCGGTTGATGCACCTGACGGTTTAATTCGGTTATCAGTTAGATCGGAAAAAGGTATATTAACTTCAGAAAGAAATACGATTATCACAATTGATGTTGATGATCCTTCAGCTATTACAACTGAATTAGTCGCCATATAATGT